TTTTTATGCACTCCTGCCTACGCGCAAGACACAGAAGAAGAGCCGATGTTTACACACCTGGAACAAGGTGAGACAGCGCCCTTCGCTGGCACCCTGTTCAACCCATCAGCGACGGCAACGTTGATTACAGCACATCAGTATTCTTTAACTGAATGTGATTTGTTGGTAGAACATGAAGTAGCGAAAGCGCGTTCCGAAATGCAATTACAATTATCGATGCTTCAAATAGGCTATGACTCTTTGAACGAAAAACATACGCTTTTGATGGATATCAAGAATGATGAAATTAATACCTATAGAGAAATGTCGCTTAAGCAACCAAATAAAAATAATCATTGGTGGCTAGCGGGTGGAGCCGTTGCCGGTATTGGACTTTCCCTTGGAGTTTTTTATGCTGCAACAAATATTGTACAGTGACAAAATCCAAACAAGATCCAGATTATGTTGTAAAAGTTGAAAAAGCAATCGCTGACAAATATGGCATCGAGACGATACAACACCCCGCAAAAGACTGGAATCCAGAAAAAGAGCGAGAATACTTAGAGCAGGTTAAACTATTAAATGAAAAAATTAGAGATTTGTCTAAAAAGACTGAAAAAATAGAAGTTCAGGGAGTTTTGATATCAAAAAAACTACTTAATAAAGACAGTAATAGAGTTTGTCCAATTTGTCATATTTATTCTTTTGATAGTAAAGATGACATTCATATGATCAAACACGATTGTTGTTACAAATGTTATATTACATGGGTTGATGGAAGAGAAGAACGTTGGGCAGCCGGATGGCGTCCCAAACAAGGAGAAAAAAAATAAATGGCAACAGTTTTAGACATCGTAAGGGGAATTTCACAAGCTGCCGCAAATGCGTATGATGGCGGTCATGATGAAAAATATTCTCTTGATGGCGAGGCAAGAAAGATTGGATTAAAAAGAGAAGAAGGTGACCCTATTACTGATTCCCGTGTTATTGACGGCTTCGGCGTAACATTTCACGGCAACCTTTTATGTATTAGCTATCAAAGCGATATCAAGTTAAAAGATGTTTATGCAGGAGATATCGAAGCAGACGTTGAAGATATGATCCAGAATGTCGCCAATTTTCTCAAAAAAGAGTATAAGAAAGTTACCGGAGACTCTCTCTCTCTAACCCCGGAAACTGAAGTGGATGTATTAGTCCAGAACACTTCAAAAGTTCGCGTATTTGTTACGGGCAAGCGACATTATAAAATCGGAAATCTCGATGGCGTGCTACCAGTCGCTGAAGCTTCCGAGGAGAGATTGGATAAATCTGTTCGTGACTTCTTAGCTCTTGGCAAGTGGCGCAGAAATAAATAAAACAATGATTAAATGTCGTTTGAACTTACAAAAAATGAAATTTTAAAAGAAATCTTAAAAAGCGGCAAAGATCCGGTTTATTTTATTAACAGCTATGCAAGAATCGCCCACCCGTTAGAGGGGCTGATCCCGTTTAAACTTTACGACTTTCAGAAAGAGCTATTAAGAGATTTCAATAATCATCGCTTCAACGTTATTCTGAAAGCGAGACAGCTAGGTATTTCCACTACAACTGCTGCGTATATTGCGTGGATGATGCTTTTCCATCGCAATAAAAATATTCTTGTTATTGCAACCAAGTTTCAGACCGCAGGCAATCTAGTAAAAAAAGTAAAGCACATAATTAAGAATCTGCCACCGTGGATGCAGATAGCAAATATTACAATTGATAATCGAGCTTCATTTGTGTTATCAAATGGATCAGAAATAAAAGCCTCGTCCACATCCTCTGATGCTGGTCGTTCTGAATCTCTATCACTATTGGTTATTGACGAGGCGGCACACGTAGAGGGATTAGACGAACTATGGACAGGTCTATATCCTACACTGTCTACAGGTGGTCGATGTATCGCCCTTTCGACTCCAAATGGAGTTGGAAACTGGTTTCATCAAATATACGCAGACTCTGCCCAGGGACAAAACGATTTCTATCCCACTGTTTTACGTTGGGATGTTCATCCCGATAGAGACGCAGAGTGGTATGAAAAAGAAACTAATAATATGTCTCGCAGACAAATAGCACAAGAACTAGAGTGTAATTTTAATATGTCTGGGGAAACAGTTATCCACCCAGACGATTTGGACTGGATGCATACGCAGATTAAAGAACCACAATACCGAACAGGCTTTGACCGTAATTTTTGGATTTGGGAAAAGGCGATAGATGGATGTAACTATCTTCTTACCGCTGATGTTTCCCGTGGCGATGGAAAGGATAGCTCAACACTTCATGTTATAAAACTAGAGACTATGGAGATTGTCGCAGAATATCAAGGAAAACCCACTCTTGACGTATATGCAGATATGCTTAATAGTATCGGACGTGAATTTAATAATGGCATGATTGTCGTTGAAAATAATTCCGTTGGATTTGCAGTATTAACAAAATTGCAAGAGTTGGGTTATAATAATATTTATTTTTCTATTAAGTCAACTCATGAATATGTTGAGCAACTACAGGGAGAAAATATGTCTAATGCTATTGCTGGCTTTTCTACCACATCAAAAACACGTCCTTTGATTATTGCAAAAATGGAAGAATTCATTAGAAATAAACTAATTACTGTGTATTCTTCTAGAATGGTTAATGAGTTAAAAACCTTTATTTGGCACAATGGTCGCCCCGAGGCTATGAGAAGCTATAATGATGACTTAACTATGGCTTTAGCAATTGGCTGTTGGGTTCGGGAGACAGCTTTTGAGGCAGGAAAACTAGATCAAGAATACAGAAATGCATTTGTTAACTCTATGTTTGTTACATCAACAAAAATAAATAATCAGATTAAAGGACAGGAAGGGTATCGCAGTGATATGGATCTCAAAGGAAAAGAAGAGCAGGCAAGAAGTATACACCAAGAATTTGGTTGGCTATATAAAGGATAAGATAAATGGCAAACAATAATAAAAATCCTAAAAACAATCAATCGGCCCTTTTTAAGCAATTAACTCGTTTGCTTTCTGGTCCGCTTGTTAACTACCGAACGCAGACAAGCAGAAAGCTTCGCAGGGTACAGTTAGACAAATTTAAGTTTCAATCAGCCGGTGGACTAAGCTTCAAGAAGTCGGCATATAATCCTTTTGAGCAGTTAAGCACGGCTATCATGGCAAACCAGCTTCGTGCTGAACGATATCAAGATTTTGAACAAATGGAATATACGCCCGAAATCGCTTCGGGTCTTGATATTTACGCAGACGAAATGACAACTTCTTCAGAACTTCAGCCACTTTTAGGCATTAAGTGTCATAATGAAGAAATCAAAGCAGTGCTGCAAGAGCTATATCATACTGTTTTGAATATTGATTTTAATCTTTTTGGCTGGTCACGCACCATGTGTAAATATGGAGATTTTTTCTTGTATTTAGATATTGATGAACGGCTTGGGGTTCAGTCTATTGTTGGGTTGCCCACACACGAAATTGAAAGATTGGAGGGTGAAGATAAAGATAATCCAAAATATGTTCAATTTCAATGGAATTCTGGCGGACTAACTTTTGAAAACTGGCAGATTGCACATTTCAGAATTTTAGGTAATGACAAATATGCTCCGTATGGCACCTCGATCCTTGAACCCGCCCGCAGGATTTTCCGTCAACTAATTCTTCTTGAAGATGCGATGATGGCATATCGTATTGTTCGTTCTCCTGAGCGTCGTGTATTTTATATTGATGTTGGTAATATAGCGCCAAATGATGTTGAGCAATATATGCAACGAGTAATGACACAAATGAAAAGAAATCAAGTTGTTGATGCTGATACAGGTCGCGTGGATCTGCGCTATAACCCAATGAGCACTGAAGAGGATTACTTTATTCCTGTACGTGGAGGCGTATCGTCCAAGATAGAAACCCTACCAGGAGGTTCCTATACCGGAGATATTGATGATGTCAAGTATTTAAGAGATAAATTATTTTCCGCTCTTAAAATCCCTGCATCCTATTTGTCCCGTGGTGATGGGGCAGAAGAAGACAAGACGACACTTGCTCAAAAGGATGTTCGATTTGCCAGAACCATCCAAAGATTGCAAAGAGCCATTGTGACAGAGCTAGAAAAGATTGGTATTATTCATCTTTACACGCTTGGATATAAAGGCGCTGATCTTATTAGTTTCAAGCTATCACTAAGCAACCCATCTAAGATCGCGGAACTTCAAGAGCTTGAGCACTGGAAGACAAAGTTTGATATTGCAGCGGCTGCTACAGAAGGTTTCTTTAGTCGGCGTTGGGTCGCGGATCATATTTTCAATTTATCCGAAGAAGAATTCCTAAGAAATCAGCGAGAGATGTTTTTTGATAGACGACTGGATGCCGAACTTGAACAAGTCGCCGCAGCTATGGAAGGAGCAGCCGGGGGACTCGGAGGCGATGTGGGCGGTGGACTCGGCGGCGGACTCGGTGGCGATCTCGGGGGAGAAGAGGATCTGCTTGGTGGCGACCTTGGCCTCGGTGGAGACGAAGCTCCCGCAGGCGACGAAGAGGGCGGTGAAGAAGACACACTTTTGGCAGCACCCGGCAAACGCGATGATCAGAGATACCGAGGAAAAAGCGGACCCAGCAAGCGTCATGCTCGTAGTAAGGCGAGGGGAGTTGAGATCAATACGCCCAGAACAAACAACCCTGGTGCCGTAGGCTACGAAACCTTACATCACCTTTCATCTATTGGCGATGAGTTCAGAAAAGGCGGCTTATATCACGAACAACAGAATGATGATGACAATTTAGAAGAAAGGCAACTATTTGAGGTAAAACACGAAATAAAGAAACTAATTACAGAACTAGATAATAGCGGACTAGGGAGCACAAATGACGAAAAGAAGACATAATAAAAAAAGAAATACAGCTTTTTTATATGAAGCCCTGATACGAGAGATGACCAAAGCTGTGGTATCAAAAGATAGTACGATTAAAGAAACCATTGTTCATATATTAAAAGAGTTTTTTGCCCCTCAATCCATACTTTCTAAAGAATTGGTATTATATAAAACACTTTCAGAGACAGACGATCTAGATCCAATCACCGCAGAAAAATTAGTTTATCAAGTCCGCGAAGCTCATTCATCGTTAAATAAAAAAGATATCTACAATGCTCAGAGCCATCTAATCAAAAAAATAAATACACAATTGTCTACAGGTGTATATAATAATTTTGTGCCAAATTATAAAAGTATGGCCACATTATCACAACTTTTTGGTTCCGGTACCGAAACATATAATATTAAACAAGGTGTCATTCTGGAGCAGAAAATTATTGCGACTTTAACAAATAAACACGAATTGGCGGCAGAGCAAGAGATGAAGCCAATCGACAATTTGGTTTTTACGACATTTGTGTCCAAGTTCAATGATACCTATTCAGAAGGATTATTGAGCGAGCAAAAAGAATTATTAAACAGATATATATTGTCCTTTTCCGACAACGGAATTGATGTAAAAATATATTTAAATGAAGAAATATCACGACTTCAAAGCGCACTGGCTTCTGCTTTAAAGACTAAAGAAATACAATTAGATACCAACATGCAGGAATCTGTTAAATCTGTTTTATCAATAATTGAAGAATTTAAAACTGAACCAGTAGATAAGGCGCTTGTAGAGAAGGTTTTGAAAATTCAAAATGTAGTCCATGAGATTAAAGCATAGTGTCTATTAAAGTAACCATACCGCACATTAAAGACAAAATAGGTATCAAAGCAGATATCACCCTTGAAGTGCGAAAAACGCTTGGAAACCAGTTGGTTGTATTTGATCACCCAGATGTTGACATCGTAATATATCCAGAAAGTAAAAAAATACTTGCTCTTGCCAAACATATGACAAGCGAAGAAGTATACGATACTCAAGATAGACTATTTTTGCTTTTACGAAAAGAAGGACTTATTGAGCCAGAGAGTGTTAAATCGGGATATGTATATGGCTCAATGGAAGCGCAAATGTTTTTGAACGAAGAGTATGATATGGTTCAGGCTGCACTGTATGGCATAGATAAATTTATTAAAGAAGAAAAGCCTTACTTTGAGCATATTGAAGAATTTGAGCGTGCCGTTGACGATTATATAACAGAGCCCACAGATGATGATAGCACTCCGCTTGGTGAAGTTCCCCAAGAGCCTGAAAAGGGTTCTATTAGACCTGGGTGGATACGTGGTCCTTATGGTATGAGCATTATGCACAGGGTGTAGTATGGACCTTCTATATTTTGTGCTCGCCGCTTATGGCTTGACACAAGTTTTAGTATATGGAACAATATTTAATTCTATTAGACCAACAAAGGGCAAATTAGGAGAATTATTCCATTGTCCAATGTGTCTCGGCTTTTGGGTCGGGGCATTTTTA